ACACTACAAGATTAGAGATGATATGTTATTATTTATCGAAGCCTTTAAAGAGAAAGGAATCGAACTATATAAAGAGATAAAATAATGCCTACTAGCACTCCATACGCTCCACAGATCAAGATCCCAGAACTCCTCGAAAGAGAAAAGGGTAACACTACAACTCTTCCGATCTATCGTGATGGGGTGCTTGCGGTTCCTACAGAGGTAAGATACACTCTCTTTAAACCAGACCAGACCAAATTAATCGATAATGCCTCTGCTTCCTTCCCTGCTAATATTCCTACTTACGTTCATTCTTCTTCGAGTCTGGATGCTAGCCTGGCACTCGGAGAGGGATACCTGCAGGAGTGGAAGATTACAATTGTAGGGGATGTATATGTTTTTCGTAGAATGGCAGCGCTTGTATTACGCAGGCTATATCCAGTGGTATCAGATGGAGATTTAACTGCTACTTATTCCCAATTAGCAGATATCAGACCTTCTAACCTTACTTCCTACCAGACCTATATAGACGAGGCATGGTATACGCTAGTACAGAGAATGAGAACCGAAGGAGGAGGGCTAGAGTATCTCGTAATGAGTCCAGAGGCTTTTCGGGCTGCTCATCAGAATCTAGCACTCTATTATATCTTCCGAGACTTCCATTCTAGTCTAGGACAATCGAACGGAAGATATCTAGACCTCGCTAATGAGCACTTCGCACAGTATAAGGATGAGTGGAAGCGGATTAACTTTATCTATGATCATAATCACGATGGACAGACTGGAAACCCTAATGATAGAGTAGCGAAGCAGCCAGTAATCTACTTGAATAGTAACGGAAGATTCTCCCGAAGGATGCGGAGAAGATAATGGCACAATCCCTCTCGAGTATCCGTAAGGCTATCGCTACGAAGATAGAGACTCTTACAGGTTTCAAAGAATCGAAGCATACTCCGGACTTTTTTGGGAGAACGGAGAACACTGTAGCCCATAAGGCTTTCTCTATCTCCGTTGCATCTAGTACAGCAATAGAAGAGAGGCAGCGGAGAGCGGTTGGAGTCTATCTTAGCACTCCTATGCAGGTAATCTTCTCTCATCGATTAAGACCTCTCGATATTTATCCTACGGATTATGATGCTAGTCTAGATGCAGAAGAGCAGGTAATCAATAAGATATTAGAGGTGTATTCTACGGATAATGAGTTCACAATTCGATACATCTCATCCGAGAGATCGGTTACAGATTCCCAAGAGTATATCCTAATAACTTTATCATTCAATATATTACACACTATCTAATACAATCGGTTAAAATACCTATCATATCCCCCGGAGGCTTTCATGGCTTATTCAACAGTTCCCAAAACCAAAAGAGATGGCAAGATCGAGTTAATCGATGGTACTACTCCAACTGCTACAGTCCTAGAAGTAGCCTATGAAGATGGTAACTTTACCTTCTCAGATCCTCAGCAGTTCTCAGAACTTGTGGTTATGGATCGAGGTAACTTCTCTGCTATCCGTAAGCAAGATGAGCAAGCAAAAACAGGGTCTTTCTCTTTCCACTTCAGACAGTTTACAGATGGATCAGAAGCAGGAAGTATTCGAGACTTCATTACTAAGAGTGGAAACTATACTGGTAATACTTCTACTGGTACAGTTGGAACTCCATTCGTAGAGCATTACACTATCGATATTTTATACACTGCAGAAGGAACAGACTTCGGAGATGATGCCGATCACACTGTTAAACTGTCTAAATGTGTATGCTCTCTAGACTTCTCAGAAGGAGATCCCTCTTCATTCACTCTTAACTTCACTTGTTACGGTGGAGTAACGGTTACAGGACCTGCATAATCAATCTAGCATAAGGAGGTACTATGCTATTAGATCTTAAGAAACTCGGGAAGCATGAGGGGAAGATTCCTTCCTCGATTGCTACTTGCTTAGACTTCGTATCCATCTGGGGAACTCAAGGTCTTAACCGTGCTCAACTCGGTAGACTTTGCGCTGCTGCTATTGCGGTATCCGTAGACCACAAGCGAGTACTACCATCCTATCCAATAACGAGCGGAGATCCTATAGCCTTTGGATATAAGATTCTCGATCGATTACTAGATGCAGGAGTTACTCCTGCTAAGGTCTACGAGATGGGGAGCGAAGTACTCGTAGAGATGATGAAGATTATCCCTAGTGAGGAAGAGGTAGAAGCGAGAGCAAATTTTACGCAAGAGGAAGAGGAGGGCTAGACCTCCTCGCTCTTCGGATCGCTCTCCGATGGGGGAAGGATCCTCTCTGGTATTATACTTTACCCGAAGAACTCCGAGTATCGCTGCTAGCAGAGTACAGGCTAGCAAATGAAGATCCGAAAGCAGCAAAGGATAGACAAGAGCGGTTAAAAAGGGCTAGAATGGAGGAGATAATACGGGGCAAAAGATGAGCACTAAATTCACTACAAAAAGAGCAACTGTTCAGATTGATACAGATTTACAGCAGTTTTATACTGGCTTCTTAGATACTGTTGCTCCCAATGCTCGAAAGGTGCTCGAGGATACTCTTAAGAAGATCGAGGAAGATGCTGTTAAAGATTGGCCGGTCAGGAAGCCCATTATCCGTAAGACTGCAGATGGAGAGGTAACCTTCTTTAAGAGAACATCTAAGGGCTCTTGGAAGAAGTTCGAGAGAGGCTTCCGAATACTACCTGGAGGAGTATTCGAGGCTTATCTTCGTAATCGGGCTCCTTATTCCTGGGCTGTAAAGTTCGGAGTAGATAGCGAAAATAATAGAGGTCAAGATATTATACAGCCTCAAGGTAAGAGAGTAGCCAACGAACTCATGATTAAACCACAAAGGAAAGCCGCTAATAAAGTTGTAAAGGCTTTAGCGGATGACCTTATGCGGAGGATATAATGTCAGAAGAAAAAAGATCGATTAACATCTCTTACAAAGCAGATTTAAAGGATTTAATCGCTAAACTAAAGCAGATGCCTAATGTAACAGAAGCGGAAGCCAAAAAGATGGTATCCGCTCTAGATAGGCAACTAAAGCAAGCGGAGAAAGCCGCTAAACAGAGCGCAGATGCAAGCGCAAAAGCAGCAAAAAAAGCAGCAGCAGCAGCCCGGAAAGGTTCTGCAGAGTTCGAGGATATGGCATCTGCTGCGAAGAGAGCAGAGGAAAGATTAGAGGAAGTGGGAGAGGCTTCTGGAGATATCGATAGGGGATTCTCTTCTATTGGGCTTGCTTTGCGTGAGATTAATCCTCAACTCGCAGAGGCTGCGGATGGGTTAGCGGATGCTTTCGCTGTTACAGAAGGGTTAACCATGTCCTTTGCTGCTTTAAATCCCGTAGTAATTGCAGCAGGTGTAGCGATTGGAGCCCTTACTCTTGGATATGTAGCCCACCAAGCGGAACTCGAGAAGGCTAGACAGTTAACCCTTGATCTCCGAGATGCTCAACAGGCACTAATAGCGAGCCAAGAAGCCCAACAATCTAACCTAGAAGATGCAGCCCACACAATACGGATGCAGAGAATGGAGTATAAACTCCTTACGGGTTCGATAACAGAATACCAGTTTAATCTAGAGAAGGCAGGAGAGGCCGCTCATGAATCTTTCCGAGGTAACATAGAATCTGCACAGGAGACTGTAAAGAACACTAAAACCCTTTTAAGTACAGTTCGAGCATTAATAGAGGCTAATATCGATGGGGCTGCATCAACACTGGTACTCTCTGAGGAGGAGCAGGGGAGATTAAGAACTCTACAACTTCAGACAAGATCGGTAAAAGATACATTAGACTTGACTGAAAAATCTATAGGAGCTCGATCTGCTCTATTAACTCTCGAGGATAAACTAGAATTACAAATCTCTAAGGAAAAAGATGCAGTTAAAGCAATCGAGAATATGCAAGCAGAAGCGGTAGAAACTGCTAAGCAGATGGTAACTCTAGAGAAGGAGTTAGCAGATGCTACAGAGGCTGCAGCATCATCAAAACAGAAAGCCGTTAAGCCTGCTAAGAAGAGCGTAGATTTAGCCGAAAAAGAATTAGAGGCTATGGAGGCTCTAATCGAAGCCGAAAACAGATACTTCGATAGACAAATCTCAGCAAATCAAAAATTAGAAGGCTTCCAGATTGAAGCTTTCATGAGTGAAGAGCAGAGAGAGGCTCTAGCCTTCGGTAATAAAATAGAGCAGATAGAGAAACTAGGAGAGATTACAGAGCAGGAAGAACTCGCTGCAGATATTATTAAGCAGATGATGCATAATAAAGAACTCGAGCGGAAGGATGAACTCGCAAAAAAGGAAGAGGAACTCCAAGCGAAAAGAAGAGAAGGTCTTAGAGAAAATATAGATGGAGCGATGGAACTAGGTAGCACTCTTGCTCAACTTACTGAGATGAGAATCAAGGGCAACGAGATAGATGTTCAAGCGATGAAGGATAAGCAGGAAGAGATCGCAGCGATGAGCGATATCGAGAGAGCAGCCTACGAGAAAGAGCAAAAGAACCTAAGAGGGCTATTTAACTTCCGTAAGGGTATGGCATTAGCGGAGATTGCTATGGGAACAGCGGAGGCAGTAGTAGCAGCACAGAAGTTAATCTCTCCATTTAATGCTATCCAGTCTGCTCTCGCAGTCGCTACAGGAGTAGCGCAAGCCGGGGTGGTTATGTCTCAACAGATGCCCGCTTTCCATATGGGTGGAATGGCTCCAGATGAGGCTAATGCTAGAGTATTGCGAGGAGAGGCTATTCTAGATAGAGCAACTGTACGCAGGATGGGAGGAGAGCAGGGAGTACGGAATCTGCAGCAGGGAGGCTCCGCTTCTGTACAGACTGTAGTAATCCAACCATTTAAGCACTTCGGAAGGTTCGCAAAGGATCTAGGAATACAAAAAACTAGAAGAGTAGGAATACAAGGATATTAAGATGGCTACCAATATTACTCCAGACTATTTAAGAGGATTCCTCATTCCTACGATATCTATATCGAAGGATAATCTATGGGCTGCTCAATCGCAGTACACTCAAGCCAATCCGAGAGCAGGAGTACCAGAAGCCCAGAGCGAAGGAGTTAATCTTACTCTCTCTTCTATCGGTTCTCAAGGTGAGGAGATAACTGTAGAGACTATCCAAGGAGGGCTCCCTGGAGAAGCCCGATTTAAATGGAAGGGTGAAGATAGCACAGAACTTGGAAAGGATGCAGCCCATATCCTAACAGAGTCCGGATACTGGAAGTACTCCTCTAGCACTGCGGTTGGTTCTTACTTCTATAGTGACTGTGTGAGTGATTTAAATGGAGCTATCTGGGTAATATCGGAGATTCTAGATTCCTCCAATCGATATAGCATCTCTCTACGTAGACAGAAGCAGAGCGGAACAATTGATTTAATAGAGACTTTTGAGAGTTCTATTCTAATAGGTACTCCATCTAGTCTAGGACTTCTTTCAATAACTAGATTACAGGATGGGAGTCTATTAGTAGCCTACTTTCAATACACAGATGAGAACGCAGTTAACATTAAGGTCCATCGATCATTAGATGATGGTGATACATGGAAGCAGATATCTCCTCGAGGGCTTGTAGATTCTATTGCTTCTAGTTCCAATGAACCTAAGAAGATGAAACTAGTAACGGTAGATAATACAGTCCTCCTATTTATTGAACTGGAAACAAGCAATACAAATAGGTTAGCACAGTATGTATCTAGAGATGGTGGTACTACATTCTCTCTAGTAGATGATACCTCTAGTATATCAGATGGGTACTTTCATCAACCTAGCCCAGTAGCCCTTCCAGATGGGACTATTGGATTAGCGTATATCTCAGATACTCAAGATTTAAACTTTACTAAGATTCCCAATCCAGGGATCAGATTATCCGCTTCTTACTGGACAGATGCAAACGAGAACACGATATCTACCAGTGTAACAACTTTCTCTAGTATTACCTCTAATGTGATGAGCGGAGGTAATGTTACAGCCTTCTATCAGGATGGGTTAATCTGGGTAATTGCTCAAGAGTTCGGAGATGGAAGGCTAATCGGATTCTATTCTGAAGATATGGGAGCCTCTTGGAGATATGCAAGCGGAGGAACTACCACAGCATCCAACGGATATATATTAGATTATGGAAGCAACTCTAATAGATTGCTTAATCTCTCTTCTTGTGTTCACGAAGGGAGAGCAAAGATTATAGCCCATAATACTAACAGTGTATGGAGTCTAGCCCTCGGAGGTTACTCCTCCTTCTCATATCCTGCTAGATCGGATAATCCTCCTTTTTATCAGTACCTAGTATGGGAGAGCAATTATATTCCAGTTATGCTCCCTGCTACTTCTAGCCAATATACCACCACGGGTGCGGGAACTCAGGCTCTAGATGATGAGGGATTAAATATAACTACCTCAGGAAATATAAGAAAATATACCTATGCTCATACGGGAGGCTATTTCGATGAAGGCCAGGTTATTAGATTGAGGCTCCAAGTAGATCAAGGAACGAGCGTTCTATCTGATCATATCGCTATAAAAATCTTCCAAGATGATACAACCAATAGCACAGAGTTACAGTTAAGATTCTCTACTACTACTATCCAAGTAAGAGACTCCGCAGGAGTTAAGGCTACTATCTCTCATGATATGACAGCATCAACGGAGATAGTTATAGGGCTCTTCGATACAGATGCGGAGATATATTATAGAACCGCAGATGGAGCCCAGGCTAAAAAATGGACTCTCCAATCTATTACAGGTATAACGAAGGGAGCAAGCGGAGCGGGTAATACTGTAGAATGGGGTCATTTTTCATTTTCTGGAGTTCTTACTTTCGAGTCTCACTGGCAAGAAGTTTCGATTACATCTGGAGAGCAGGCAGGGCTCGGTAAGTTTACTCTAAGAGGAGCGAAGTATCCTCCTTTAGGAGAGTATCAATACATAGATCAAGGGCTCGCTATTACTGCTAAGGATAGTCCTGCGAGGGGAGAGGATGAATACAAGATTACTCCTCGATATGATTACGCTATCGAGAACATCTTTCACGGTGTATCTTTATCTCCCAGAGTGGCTTGGAGAAGTACAGGAGATGGAACCCAAGCGAGAATCCCTCTCTTCATCGATCCAGTAGTGCAAGCAACAGAGAAAAATCTGGGGCTCTCAGATGTTCTAGGAGTACATCTTGCTAATATAAACTTCCGTAAGTTCTCTCTCCAGTCTTGGGATGGGGCTACATGGACTGTATTAGCAGATGTGGATATTAGCGAAGGATTTAACGGTACCTATATCAAGAAGGGGAACAGCCTTATCTCTAACGATACTGGTAAGAAGTTCCTATTACGATATGGAGAGGCTATCGGATGGAGAGCAGAACTAAAGAGCGGAGAGACTACGAAGATAGTTAAAATACGAATGAATAGCGAGGGAATCTGGACTAACAGCAGCGGAGTAAAGCAGACTATACTCCAATATGATACAAGCCTAACAGATCCAAGCACTATCCCATCATCTGGAACATTTAAACTTATTCCAGATAGCATTACATTTATTAAAAGCAGATTAGATGGAGTAAACCTAGGACAATACGCACTAGCAATCGAGATTCCAGTACAAGAGACTCTAGAAGATTACTTTCAGATCGGATCTCTTCTTATGGGCTCCGTAGCCTTCCCTGCTCCGCAGTACCAGAGAGGTAGATCGATTACATTCTCTCCTAATATCCAAACCCAAGAGACTCTCGATGGTATGTTCTTCTCTCGTAAGATGAGCGCAGGAAGGAGAACTGCTAGCATAGCCTGGACAGAACCCATCGATACAACTCGATTAAATGAACTTGATCCTGATTATTGGCAAATATCACAGAGCGCAGGAGCCCAACCTATAGCGAACTATGGAGATCCATATCTTATGCATGGAATCTTCCGCTATCTGAGCAATCGAGAACCTCTAGTATATCTCCCCTCTATAGATGTAACTGCATTCCGTACTGGGTTAGATGGAGAGAATGAGGCTATCCTTAACCGCAGAGAGCAGCATATGCTCGCTAGAACTACTGGAGAGGTAACTGTAGAAAGCGTTATAGGTGAAGAGATGGTTAACGAGATGTTCCGAGTAGCAACTGTGAATCTCGAGGAGATAGAGTAATGGATACCATAAAGCGAAGCGATATAGAGCAGGGTGATATCTGCTTCCTTTTGGATGTTGAATACTTCGGGGCTATCTATAGATTTTCTACAGTTCCCATCGATATAGAGGATATAGCAGAGAATACAGTTATCCCATATCGAGGAGCCCTAGAAGATCCTCCGGTTAATCTGCAGAGTGATCTCCTCGGAGTAGATCTAGAGGCTAATACTATCTCTCTTCAGTTAACCTTCGAGGAGGTGGATTGGGTATCTGAATTCCTTAAAGGTAGAACCATTAACGATGCTATCTGTACTCTATCGATGATTATTGTAATCGAGGGAAAAACTAAATTCACTCAGCAGGATAGAATCGGAATCTTTAAGGGTAGAGCACTAGATGCTATCTTCGGAGCTCCTGATGCTCAGAGGGGTACAGTATCATTTACTATCGAAAACTCAGTAAACGTAAGAGAAGCGAAATTATTAGGAGAAGAGCATATTATTATCGAAGATAATTACTCTATTCCTATTATCGAAAAGAGTAAGGGTAAAATAGTCCCCTTCGTATTTGGAGAACTCGGGACCAGTGTGAGAGAGCAAGCCGGGAGCATCTCCTTAAATGATGAACTCCGCTGCACTCCATGCTATCAAGCCGGAGGGACTGTTACTCTATTTACTCAATATTTTCAGGTTGCCTATCATCAAGTTATGAACCCTGGAACATCTCTAGTTAAAATCTTTGATGGGCAGGGAGGCTCCTTCACTAATCCAGTAGAGATTGAAGTAGATTCTAAGGGTTTCCTCCATGCTTATGTTCCATTCTATTTAATCGTAGGAAGCCCAGAGGGGACTAACGTACAGTATGATAATTTCCAGGTATCGAGCCCAGAGATAGCCTTCCAGTATTATGCATCCTGGGGAGGCTCTAGAGGAGGGATTCCTAGTATTAATGGAGATGGACCTATGGGTGGAGCGGTCGATCTCTCCCTCTATGTATTAGATAAAACTGATCTACTCTATGATTATTCCTCTTGGAATGGGCTCGCTCCTGTGCTAGATCGGTATAAGTTCGGAGGATTTGTTAACGATCTGGATATACCTGCTTTGGATTGGATACAGCAGAATATATGGAGCATGCTACCTATTATGGTAGTAATGGGAGGGAATGGAATAAAAGTAGCCCTTAATCTCTATACATACTCCCAAGAGATAATCCCCTCTCATCATCTGATAGAAAGCGGAGAAATAGAGATAATCTCTCCATTAACTCCTCTGGAAGGTGAGATTATCAATAAGATTACCATCCGATTCTCATACGCAGGCATGACAGGAGCGTACAGATCTCAAGTTACTATTGATCCCCTATTGCTAGAAGATGAACCTCTTAAATATAGAGATCCGATTGCTTATATTAGTTATACTCGATATGGAATTCGAGAGAAGGTTATAGAGGCTCCCTTCGTATACGATCTGCAGACTGCTATCCGGATTGCTAGAGATAAGATTAGAGCCCATGCTCTAGGAAATTACGCTATCGAGATATCTGCTTCTCCGAAGTATGGATATCTAGACCTCGGAGATATTGTATCTATTACTTCTGAGAGAGTCGGATTAACGGATCATAAATGTCAGATAGTTAGTAAGTCATGGAGTGATAATCGATGGAGATATGTTCTACATATCGAGGATAATCCTCTAGTATCGATTAGGAAATAATCTTTCCCTCCTTTCATAGATTATCGGAGTATATTACCCTTATGATAGTTTTCCTAGATAGACAGCACGCAGGCCAAGCCAATAGAATCCACTCACGGGGAGCAAGTGTAGAGAATCCTCCAGAACCTTTCGGACTAGGGATGGAGGCTCTATATACTGGGTATCTCTCTCTTATGATAGAAGAGAAGTTACTAGAGAACGGAGTTAAGGTTCTTCCTATCTGTGATGGTAGTTATGCGGAGAGACACAAGCGAGTAAACGAATACTCCAAAAAATTTAAGAACGAAAAACAAGTATATTTAGCCCTCCATCTCAATGCAGGAGGAGGAGACTATGCTAGTTTTTTCCATATGGGATCGGATGCAGGAAGTAAGTTAGCCTCTGCAATATGTGACAAGATGCGAGAAGCAGAACTCCCAGGCTTAGTAAGATGTCTACCTAAGAAGTGTACTCCTAGCGATTGGACCAAGAACGCTCATTTTACAATTAGAGGAGTAGGTGCTCCGATTGCTATCTGCTCAGAGCCTCTTTTTATGGATACTCATACAGATTTATTAACCATGGATTCTCTCAGAATAATGGGTTCTGCTATTGCATCTGGTATAATCGCTTGGAGTTTGTAATGGAAGAGCCCTTAATCAATATCCTTCTTAACGGAGGTGCAAATATAGCCTTCGCTTATTTTCTGTACATGCAGAATCAACAGTTACAAAAGCGCGCTGATGAGCGCGAACTCAAACAAGATAAGCGGGAAGCAGATATTAGGGCTCGATACGATAAAGTTATCTCCGATATGTACGAGAGGGAAGATGCAATCCGTAGAGAACTAGTCCAAGAGATTAACGATCTAGATAAGAAGGTTACTACTCTGGAGACTAAGATACAGCACATATTCAAGATAGTAGATGAGATTAAAGCACAGTTTTTAAGGGCAGGATAATTTTTTCTATCTGATACGGAGTAAACAGATCGAACGGAGCACGCTTAAATATAGTAAGGTCTTCTGGTCCTGTATTCTCTACGGTGAACTCGCTCATAAATGGAATTAATCCATCTATAGCGGTATAGAGTGTACGGGTATCGATTATCGCTAGCCATAGCCTTCCAGAGTATAGGAATCCCTCCATAGTTAGATCAGATATCTCCTCTCCCTTTCGTATAGCCTCCAAGCGGGATGCAATCTCTAAGCCCATCTCTGGATACTTGGTTCTCTTCCAACGTAGAGCGAAATGCTGACACGGTCTAGACTTCCATAATCGAGCGGAGATAGTAATCTCCTTCGAGCCCTCTGTATATGTGTAGTCTATTCCGTTTTTTAAATCTCTCTCGGTTCCAATCTCGGTTCTCCATTGTCCAGGGAATCGTGTTTGCACCGTAGGAATTACGTACCGATACCATAAAATATCTGATTCTTTCAATCTTTCTTGTGTAGTTTTCATATCGCTACCTCCGATACGATAGCAATATATCACAAAATAAATAGATAAATTGTATATTTTATTGATGCAATACTATAAAAAACTATTGTATAGTTAAGTATATCCAATAAGGGATACAAACAAGAGGTACAAAATGTTTTACAATGATTATACAGAATACGAACTTAACAAAGAAGTAACTAGAATCCTTAACGTATTCGAAGAAGATAGAGAGCGGATTTACTTTACTCACAGTAAAAGAAGAGCGTAATCTTATTATCCGAGTACAAGAACTCGAAAGAAAATTAAAAACTGTAATCGTAATCGAAGGTATCTATAACGATACTCTCGGAGAATAAACAATCAATCCGGGGAGGGCTTCCTCCCCATTCACAAGAGGTACAAACAATGAACCAAGAAACTAAAATAACTATGATGGGGTATATCCTCGTAACTGTAGCCGTATTCGCTATCCCTGCTGCTCTCTCTGCACTCTGCTATGTGATGGGGGTGTAAGATGATTCAACTAAATAGAATGGATGAGGATAGAACCTTCTCTCTTAACATTACTTTCAGAATGAAACAAAATATGTTTGAGGATAGTATTCCTCCATCTAAGGAAAAACTTCTACGTACTTTCGGTGCTCAAACAATACAATCCCTCATTAGAAAAGGGCTTAAGCGTAACGATATCCGAGTTTTTACATATAGTGCAGAGGTATTAGATATCCATGAGTACAACAGATTAGAAAAACAAAGGGGTGCTTATCAGATGATGGAATATAGAATCACTTTAAAAGTAGAAACAGTAATTAACTATGGGGGTAATAATGATTAAACTTACAAAGAAATTTTCGTGGGAAATCTTCCAAGCAGCCGTAAAAATGAAAGCCGAATGGGTAGTATCTGATGGATATGTATACCATTTTAAATATACTTCTGAGGGGGTCATGTTCATATCAAAGACTAGAGAAGATCTAACCAAAATACCTGATGGAACACCACTTCTATGTATTGATGGAAATTATTTCAAACTAAATAAAGGAGATTACAATGAATAAGCACCGAAGAAGATACGTTAAAGAGAATGGAAGAACAGCACTCAGAAAGATGAGTAAGCGGAGAACACCACCCAGACCAATCTACCTTGATAACTTTGCTCTATTAAATGCAGTAAAACAGATAGGGGAGATATGCAAGATTTGGAGCCCTATCTACTGCTCTTGGGTATGGGAAGCGAAGGTAGAGATAAATGGGCTAATACTTCGGAGAGAGGTATTCGAGGATAAACCGGAGGAGGCTGTAGCCTGGGCTCGGTCCAAGTATAGCGCTATTAAGGATCCGCAGTTCGCTAGAATACTACACCAATACATTAT